GTAGGTAAATTAAACACTTTAGATCTTGGACGTGAAATATTCACGGGCAAAACTCCAAAGGTTTTAATAGAACCTACCTCCATAGATTCCATCCACCACGAATTACAATTTCGGGTGGGCATCTGTAGTTCTTTGCTAATATCACCTAAATTAGGTGATTCTTCTATCAAATTACCGCTGGTAGGTTTAAGGATAGGTGTTACATGCGATTCAATCGCTTGTACTAACACCTTTCCATTAACATGTTCAGCAGCAACAATATTATCGCCGACAACGCCGGCAACAATTATCCCAACAATAAAATTTTGGGATCTATGTTCGCATATCATAGGACTACCACAGTTACCTTTAAAACTTGGGAATGTTGATCTACCCACGATTCCACGTCGTGAGTAAACATCATTTCCAATTGTAACATTAAAATTACTGAAGTTACCTTCAAAGCCAACTTCAATAGCGGAGTAGTCATTTGGATCATACGAAAAATAGGTAGCGTTGACAGATTGCATAGAACCTTTGTCCTCTAAAAAATATTTAAGAAGACTAGGTCCAGCACGCAAGCTAGGAAGATAAAGAAGACAAGAATCGTCACCAATATTGATGACGTGAATATTCTTTAGGGATAAAGTAAGAATCTTTTCCCTATAGATTTCTCCTTCTTCATCAGCTATAGGCTCTAAAACATCAAATGTACTAGAACCTAATTTGTCAACAAAATGTCGAACACACAAATGGTAACAAGAATGTACATTTATAATATGCACATACTCACCATTAGAAGTATTCATGATAAGTTTTGTATTACTCCAAATTTTAGAAATAAGGAGTTCTTTAGGACTAGCACAAGCCTTCCCATAGATAGTCTTCGAAACATTGCTGTTTCCCCAAATATTATTTGTTGAGGAAACAACTTTACTTGGAACCCTAGGTTGGTTCGGAGGAAGATCAGATCTAGGAAGAGCTTTTCCAGAAGTCTCAATAATACTTTCAGTTTTCTCACCGCCAGTTAAATATCTGGCAAGAAGATAACTTCCAGTGAGAGCAGCTAAAATAGCTACAACATGGAAATTGGAATGTAAAGCTTCTGTACGCAAACTAGTGTACAAATACTTGCCAATAGCCTGTTTAAGAGAAAGCTTCTGTTTAGCAATGCTAGTCAAAACTTTTAAATACTGTTTTTCCAAAATAGCTCGATAATGAGCTACTTGGACACGTCTGGTATACTTATTATTAATTCCTAAAAATTGAATTAATAAAACCAGAGCAGTAGTTAAAAGGTACATTAGGTAAGTACAGAAATATAAGAAAAACGAAGGGGCTACAAGAGAGCCAGACGTTTGCTCAAAACATGAACAAGCATATTTACCACAAGCAGTACATTTGATGTCAGTGACATTCGAAAATGTATTGTTTTGATGGTTTATAACAGTTTGTTTATGTTTACGAGCAGAATCTCTAATATACTCTATAACTTCCTGAAAAGATATATAAGATTTGGGATCGTTAAAGCCATTCATGCCTTTAGTACGAACACCAAAACTTACTGGGTAAAAATCTGGATGAAACTTAGCACGATCGCCTAGTTCTGCACGGAGCTGAGCTCGACGTGCGTGTAAAAAATCCAGATTAATACCTCCAACTGGGAGAGCGCCATCATAATTAGTGTACTCATGTTTGATTTTAACATCAAGTACAATATGAAAGCGATTCCAAGCTGCAGGTAAATGGTTAACAAGTTCAGGT